GCATGTTAATGAATCTGCATATAGCGATGCTGGTATTCAAAATGTATTAAAAGATAATGATGTTCTTTATGTTGCAGCAGGTGTACCTCATGTTTATTGGCAAGATTCAAGAGTGATTCATTATTTATCTAAAAATCAAATTAGGGCTACTCAATATGGGTACTATAAACAAGATACTTCACCACATTATATTCATAGAGGACAATTATTTAATTCGGGTAAATTTGTTTTCTTAAAAGTAAATGATATTTCTAACCCTGCAACTGTTGGTTCTACTTTTAGTTTAGATACTTATGCTCAACCGACAGATGAATGGACAGGAGGATGTGTTCAACATGATAAATATCCGTGGGCTACTCATGCGATAGGAAGTTCTTGGACTGATTATAAATTAATTTATAGTGATACTTCAAATCGTTATAATGCTACTTGGCCTATATTTAAAATTGCTTCATTTCAAACTCCTAAATCAGTAGATAAAGATTTTAGTCTTAATACACCTGCTGCTGATACAGATAATAATATGTCAGGATTTATGGCTTTTAAACCTGAATTTTATGTTAATACAGATACTAATGACGCTATGACAATTACAAATGCAGGACTAAATTATTCGGGTGCTGACTTTGATGTTAATGATATTTTATCAGAATATAAAAATGATGTTAGAAAAATTGTAATAAATAACAAGAATGGTTCAGGAAATATGTGTGTCCATAATCATTGGTTACATTATGCACCAAATATGACAGGCTATTATTTAGTAAATATGGATGATACAGAAACAGAAGTAAGACATAATGCAGTAGCAGGTGCTGGTTTAGATGGTACAACTGCAACATTTAATATTACTAATAGTGATGGTAGATATGGTTATAAATTTAAAGACCATAGACCTTCTTCTATACACCAAATTATTAAACATGAAATAACATATGATTCTGATGGTTCTATGATTCATTCTTTATGGGTTGACAACGATGCTAGTAATAATAAATTTGTAGATGGTTCTAGATTTAAAGTTATGAAACTAGCAGAAAATTGTACTTATAGTATGACTCCTAATGATATTGAATTATATAATTTATCTAATAAATATACCAAAAAGTCTGATTCAAACCTTTTATACGGTGAAACACAAGTTGGAGATTTTACACTAACTGATATACCTGATATAGAATATGATGGGAAAAATAACGAAGCAGTTAAATCTATGTATGTTATTTTAGATTCAGACGCTGAAACTACTGATGCAAGTGTAATTACAGAATATGTTTTAGTAAGAGATTATACTAAATTTATCCATTCAGCAGGTAAAATTAAATTTGATAATAGTTATAATTTAGGTTTAACAGATGGTGAAACTACATGGACTAGTAATCTTAATGTGTCTTCTATTAGAAAAGAGGGTAGAACTGATTTATTACCCGTATTTACTTTTGATACAATGAAAGCGTCTAAAGGATTATTATCATTAGGTACATTATTTACTATTAATGTTCCATTTAATATAGGTAATGCTAATGCTAGTAAGGCAAAAATATGCAGTACCTTTGATATTGGTACAAAGGTAGAAGATGTTATTAATGATTTAATGATTAAAAATAATATTGAGTATACCCCATTAAATGATACTGATAACTATATTTTTACTGGGGAATTAAAAGGTGGAGATTTATATAATAGTTTAGTCTTTGCTGGTTCTTATCAAAATATTAGACCACATATAAATGGACAAGAAGTTTCATTTAGAAAAATAAATAATGTAGAAAATGCTAAAAACATGAGTATTACAGAAGGTGTAGAAAAAGTTGTTTTAACAAAGAAAGAAAAAACTCTTTTAGATACAAAAAATCAAGTCCTCGTATATGGTAGAGGTGTTGTTGGTGAAGCAAGAGATACTAGAAGTATTAGAAAAAACGGTCTTAAAACAATGGAAGAAGTAGACTTATCTATTACTACACAAAAACAGGCTGAAGAAAGGGCTAATAATTTACTAAGATTACATTCTGCTGAAAATCTTGCTATTGAAATAGAGTTAGGTATTACAGGAGTAGAGAATATTAAGGCTGGTCAAAAAATATTTGTAGATTATCCTATTGAAAATATTCCTGTTGGCGATTATCTAATAACACAAGTAGACCATAAAATAGGCAAGCCAATTAAATTAACTTTAGGTAGATACCATGAAAACTTAGAATTTAGAATTGCTGAGTTAATAGCAACAGGTAAAAAAACCAACGCTAATTTAAGAGCAACCAATTATAGTTATCCCGAACATAGTACAGTAGAAACAACAATGTTCATAAAGCCAATACGACTTGAAATAAATGAGGAGGCTACTTCAGGCACATTTGGTTCAACATCAGGATTTACTACTACCTTTGGTTTTATGACTCCATTTGGATTTACATCAACAACAACTAGCACAACAAGTACAAATTTATATGAGGAGGATTTTTAATGATAACAGATAGCGCAAGAAACACATTAGCAAATACAATTAAAACAACCTATACTAAAATGGACATAGGTGAATCGGGTTCAAATACTGATACTACATCTACAACATTAATGAATTCTATTACTACTTCTTTTTATGGAAATACTAGTAATAAATTTACAACAACAAATAGTTTATCACAAGATAATGTAATACAATTCAAGGCGACTGTATCAGGAGATACATTTGCAGGATTTACAATTAGAGAAGTAGGTATATTTGACGGCTCAAATAATATGTTAATTAGAACAAAGGTAGACCCAATTGGACCTTTACAAACGGGAAGAAATTATGAAATAAAAATATTAATGGAAGTGGAATAAAATGGTAGATTATGATAATAGAGATTATATAACAACTTTAAGTGCATCTAATAGCGATTTAGCAAAAGGTATTGTAGATGGTGATGACCATATACATAGCGGTATTATTAAAGCATTAGAATTAGCAGCCAAAGGTACATATGTTGTAGAATATGGAAGTTCTGTATTTCAACAAGTGGCTGGAAGTTCAAGAACTCAATTTCAATTTAGTGGTGATATTAGATTTGTAAGAGAGGGTAGAGCGTATGTTGCTACACCTGCTGCTGAAGAATTAAAATCAGACCCTGATGGTACAAATGATAGATATGATATGTTGGTAATTAATAATTCTAACGCATTAGAAATTAGAGAAGGAACGGCTGCTACAACCCCAAGAGTACCTGATGTTTTAACTTCGGGAGATATTCCTGTTGCACTAATTAGGGTAGCAGGTGGCTCAGGTGCAAATGATACTAATAGAGAAATACAATTATACGGCTACAATAGGGGGGTATTAGCAACAAGTTTAGCAAAAGTGTATAATAACGCAGGGAGTGAGATAATAGACATTACTGGCACAGATGTATCGCTTTGGACATCAACTGCTGTTGGGGCTTTTACCTTAGAAAGAAGTGAAGCGGGTAAAGAAATTCTTACGGTTAAGAATACAGGTGGGGCAAAAGGCGCAGTTATTGAAGGAACAGGAGGCACAAATACTCAACCTGTATTAGATGTAAAATATGGTGGGGCTTCTATGACTTCAGTTTCGGGTCAAGGTAATATGACAGTAGCAAATGATGTAACTTTAACCGCAGGTAATTTACAAGTAGGAGGAAACATAATCA